AACAGACGACGTTTCAGAGGGTACTGCACTGTATTTCACACAGGCACGTAGTCGTGAAAGTATTCAGGCAGACCCTGCAGCTGGTAACCTGTTGACATATGATGATGCCTCTGGTGATATTGCAGTCATGTTGTCATCTATCCGAAAAGGTTTTGCAAATCAGTCATTGACTGCAAATACTGGTCTACAGTTAACCCACAATCTGGGTGAACGTCTGGTACACGTCTCTGCTATGGATGGGTCAGGTAACAAAGTAGAACTAGAGGTAGTCTACACATCTACATCTGTAGTCACAGTAGAATCTGTACAGAATCTCACAGGTATTGATATCGCTGTTAGTTTGTAATTTCCCACAAACACCCACAACATACACACCCAGACCCTCAGTCTATCCCCTAGACTGGGGGTCTATTTTTGTGACTGGGGGTCTGACTGGTGGGGTCTATTTCTCTTTTATGATGACCAGATGCAGTGCAGCTGTACCTGACTGTGTGGCCACCAGTAGTGTACGGTTTGACTGTCTGCCTGTCTCTAGAGGCATATTGAACATGTTATTAGCAGGTACAAACCCATATGATGTGATGTCTGCAGATGCACCAAATGTGTCATTTTCAGAACCTACATTTGCAAAGTGCAGTGCAGCAGGTGACCCAAATGATACAGATGTGCAGTCACGTGGTAGTGTGATGTGTACAGCACCTGTAGACACGTTCTGTATGGTTTCTATTCTGGGGTATTGATTTGTATCTGAGTAGTCTGCATTCATGATTGACCCTTTGTACGTGTTGATGATTGATTGACAGATACTGTCATTGTACACAATCCTAACACATTTTGAGATAGAATACACATAGACTACATGACTACTACCAGTCGGGAGATGGTCAGACATCGGATAGGTTCACAACCGTCAACAGTGCATGAATCCGTATATACAAATTCACACACACACAAATACTATCCAAAGGTAAAAAAATGAGTACTATTGATTATTCACAACTCGGTAATTTGCGTTTAGCTGCAATGATTGAAAATGAGGTACGTGCTGTACTTGCAGACATGGCATCTATCCGTAATACAGGTGCACTACTATTTGCAGGTGACGTTGCAGGTATCGGTTCAAAAGTCATGAGAATGCGATATGCAGACTGGGGTGCAAATACACCATTTGCCAGTGCCACTGATGGTGCAGATGTAGCAAGTGCAACATTGACACCATCTACTGTAGATATCACTGTAGGTCGTTCTGCACTACGATATGACATCACTGACCTTGCAGCTATGACAGGTCTGGGCATCGACATTGACCCGTTCACCATTGCACAAAAAATGGCCATGTCTGCAGAGGCACGTATCAATCAAATCATCTGCGCAACATTCACTGCTGCATCTAACAGTGTAGGTACATCTGGTGTAGACATGTCAGTAGATGATTTCTATGATGCTATGTTCCAGTTAGAATCTGAATCAAATAATGGTGAGTTCTACTGTATCCTGCACCCACAACAGTTATCTGATTTACGTGACAGTTTACGTTCTGAATCAAATAATGCACTTGCATTTAGTCCTGCTACTGAGGACATGCTGGCCATCAAAGGTCAGGGATTTGCAGGCCGATTTGGTGGGGTCGACATTTTCAAGTCATCATTTGTGAATGAAGTCACAGGTGACAAAGTAGGTGCTATGATGTCACGTGGTGGTATCGCCTATGCTGTAGGTACACCCCGACCACTTGCAGGTGCAGGTGTTGAAATCCGCCCAGCTGGTACACCAGTAGTGGTAGCATTTCAACGTGACGAGTCAAAAGGATTGACAGAGGTCATGGGGCATCTATACTGTGGTGCTGCTATCACTGAAGATGCACGTATCGTCAAAATCGTGACTGATGCCTAACAGGTTTCATGGGTGCAAGGGTTTATCCCTTTGTACCCTGCACCCATGACCCTACGGGGTCATGGTGTGTAGTCACACAACACACAACACAAAACACATCATACAAAGGGAAAAGATATGAGTACTACATTCACACCATCATCATGGACAGGCACTAGACAACAGACTGCACCACTATTAAACGTGATGCCAAATGCACCATTTTATCTGTTGCATAGTCCATTTTCATGGGAACTTGTACAGATGAATGGTCAGTATGTATGGCTGCCTCATTTTGGGCAGTTACACGAGATTGCAGGTGTCAATGGTATTGAAGAGACACGACAGGGTGCAGACAGTACAGTAGCCAGAATGAAACTGATGGAAAATGGCCAGACTGTCATAGATAGAGAATATGGGTACATTGCACGATATGAGACAAAGTCAGGCGGCTATCACTACAGAATGAAATGGGATGTACCAAAACAAATCGGTTCAAAGGTATTTTGGAATACAGACACAGATGCATACAATGACTGGCGACTGTCACTGGTACAAATGGGTATCATTGACCCACCAGAGATAGAGGTCATTCAGTCAAAGGTAGCACTACTAGATAGAAAGATTGACAGAAAACTGAAATTTCAACACATACCAGAGGTCAAAAAAGACCTAGATGATTTGTATGATTTAAAACAACAGATGCACGATGCATACACTGCTATTCACAACACAGGTGCAGCAGCTGCACCCCAGACAAAAACACGACAGAAAAAAGGTGACAAAAATGCCTAGTAAAGAACAGGTAGACAGAGTATCAGAGAAACTGTATCGTGAGGCACGTCAGGCAGGTCGTGATGTATCACGTGAGGCAGTACGTGCAGATGTCGTGAAACGTGCACAACGAATAGACAATAAAAAATCTAACTAACACAATAGAGGTGACACATGGCATACAATGGTAAACCATTTTTCAAAATCCCCAGACCCGTTCTACTTGCAGGTGGTGTAGAGGTATCTACCCTTGCAGGAAATATCACACTGACTGACAAAAGTAGTCTATTTCAGATTCTAGATGCAGATGGTGTGACTAGAAATGTAACACTACCACCTGAGAAACATGGTCGTGTATACATCATCAAAAATGCAGGTGCTGCAGGTGACCTTGCAGTCAAGGACGATGCAGCTGGTGGTGTTATCACATTGTCACCAAATGAGTCTGTAGTATTGACCTGTGATGATACCATCTGGTATGTTGTCATTAACGTCAACAATCTATAATAGGTGACACATGGCCACTGAACGTCTCTATAGTCCTAGAATCAGAATACATGATGTACTAGAACGTGCACGTGCATGTACTGTAGACCTACCAGTCTACAGAGACAACACACTGCAGTCACCTACATCTGCATATTTCCGATTGACAGACCCAGAGGGTAACGATGTCATTGCACGTACTGCAGTGTCTATTGTTGCAAACGTGGCGACGTACAATATCAGCCCATCAGAACTGCCTACTACCCTACGTCTGTCTGATGGGTACATGCAGTTCTGGGAACTGACCATAGATGGCACTGTACACACGTTTAAAAAACCATCTGCTATCTGTCTATCTGCACTGTACCCTGTCATCAGTGACCTAGATTTAGAGGCAGAGTACAGTGACCTTGCATCTATCAGGCCATCTAGTCTAGGGTCTACATATCAGACCTACATAGATGAGGCATGGGTACAGCTGATTCAACGTGTCAGAGATTTGGGTAACATTGAGTATTTAATCATGTCACCACAGTCACTACGTGCAGCACATAAAAATCTGACGTTCTATCTCATCTTTAAAGATATGGACAGTTCAGGACTAGGTGAGGGTAGATACCTAGACCTAGCACGTGAACATAGAAAGCAGTTTGAATTTGATTTCAAACGTCTAAAGTTCACATATGACCTGAATCAGGATGGTAGGGCAGATGACACAAATAGACGACGTGCAGCACAGAGTGTCATCTACACAGCTGCACCACCTATCTGGTATCGGAGGTACTGACCATGTCTGCAGTATCCCTACAAACTATCAGACAGAGATTTGCAACTGCTATCACTGACCTGACAGGATTTGATGAGTCTAGAAACCCATATGATGGGTATGGTAGGTCACCAAATACTGTAGCCCATAAACGATTCAGTGTAGGTGTAGGGTCTGTCAGTAGTCGAGATGATGACAGACAACGTAGACTGCAGGGTATCATGTCAGAGACAGAGATACTGGTCAGATTTGCATTTAGAATCAGACCAAAAGACCAGATAGATTCATATGATGATGCACTGCAGAGTGCACAGCAGGTCATAGAAAAAATCACAAATCGTAGTACACCACTACACGACAATCTGCAAATCAGATTCAGAGGTCTAGACAACGAACTGTCAGACAGTGGTGAATGGTGTACAATCACAATATCATTCACAGTTTTACACTATATCCAACTAACATAACACAATAGAGGTATATCATGGCAGATAGTTCAGTAGTAGGTACTAGACGTGATGGCAAAATCACCATCACAGACGGTGCAGCATCATCATATGAGGTAACATTTGAGGTAGGTGATTTCAGTGCATCTGAACCACTTGCAGACCGTGTGGTCATCAGAGACCGTGGGGCTATTGTCGGCCTACGTAAAGGTGATGACCCAGTCATCACATTTTCATTCAGTGTACACATGCGTTCACTGACAGACACCACAGCTGATAACCTGATGGACAGAATCTATAACCGTGGTTTCAATAGTGGTTCACCATTGACATCTACTGGTGGTGATGGGTTTGAACAGTTCCTACAGACAGTCGTATTTGAGGTAGATACCAGTGCAGTCGGTTCTGGTAAAGTCTACACAGCTACGTACAGCAAATGTCTACTAGAGGTTACAAACCTGTCAGAATCTGCAGATGGTAACACCATCGAGGTATCTGGTGAATGCTACGCTGGTGTAGCATATGCACAAACCTAACAGTTCACAGACTTAAGGGGGTCACATGAACATCACACTATCTACATATGGCACACTAGAGTGCAACACACCTGCACTGTCGACCTGTTTTGACATCGTATCACAGTGGTCTGATGGCCAGAACAGGTCTGTGACAGGTCGTCTATGTGCTATCGCTATTTGTCTCTGTGCAGATGATGCACGTCTGCCAAAACAGAGACATGTAGTCAACACATCAGAATATGGGTCTAGATGTCTAGATACTCTACTAGGGTCTGGTGTGCCAGTATCCCAGATTCTAGAATCTGGTATGCAGTGCATATCTATGATGGCAGCTGCACTACCATCTGCAGTAGAGGTAGATGAAACTGAAAATTTTACAGAACAACCAGAGCAGGTCAAATAGAACGTCAGGGATTTGCCATCTGTAGATTCTGGGGTCGTGACCCTGACTGGTTTCAAAGTCTGTCAACTGATTTGCAGGCACGTCTGTATGTAGACTACATGATGTGCCATGAATCAAAAAAGGATGCAGACAACAAATCACGACAGGCCAAACTAGATAGAATCAATCAGTGGAGAAATCAAAATGTCTAAGGTGCTGAGATATGGAAAGGGTAGAGGTTCTGTAGAGATAACAGGTACAGACAGAGACATGTACCTGCAAATCATCAGAGATGCAGACCCCATCATAGTCAAGGTACTAGAGGACACCACTGAAAAACTGGCAGAGTCCAGTGAACAAAAATGGCTAGTCAGGCAGGAAAAATACGGAAAATCAAAGGGGTCAAAACATATGCACCAGACAGGCATACGTATCAGACCACCCTACACCATTGAGGCATTTGTAGAGAACACTGCAGAGTATGCATGGGCTATCAAAGTCGGTCGTACATCGACTACAAATCTACGTGAGGGAAAACGTTTGGCAGATGCAGTTCTGTGGTCACCTGCCAGACGAAATGTAGACACAGTCATCAAACGTATTGCAGAACTGACAGTAAAGAAAATCAGGGGTATGAAATGACACAGTTTGTCAATGATGCACGTGACAGACTGTATTCATGGTTCTGGTTCACATGTATAGTGGTCATTGTGATATGGTGTGTAGTATCAGAGGTTTATCATGCCAGACGTAAATAAGTCAGTCAGTATCAACTTTACTGCATCGACACAGAATCTAGAACAGAATCTGAAAAAGATACCAGACATCACTGATAAGGAGATGTCAAAAGCAGCAAAACAGATTGATAAAAACTTTAAGGATATCGAGAAAACAGCAAAGAAAACACACAGATTTTTGTCAGAGGATGCACAAAAAACATTTGCAAAATATGCAGCAGGTATCACTGCACCTATTGCAGCCACTGTACTACTACAACAGAGAATAGCAGACCTGACAAATGAACTAGTAGATGCATCTGCAAAGTCTGGAATAGCAGTAGACACACTGGCAGGTCTAAGACTAGCAGCACAGGGTGCAGGTCTAGAGTTTGGTGGTCTGGCAGATAGTCTCAACCAGTTTCAGGTACAGATAGCAGATGCAGCTGCAGATTCTGGAAATATCAAACTATTTGAACGTCTAGGTGTAGATGTAAAGGATGCCAGTGGTGCACTACGTGCATCTGATGATGTATTCAATGACACCATCAAATCACTGGGTCAAATGGATAACGAGGTAGAACGAAATGCAATAGCATTGAAACTACTAGGTGAGGCAGGTGGTGCAGGTCTGATACAATCAGGTGCACTGACAAATCTACAGGCCATGTCTGATTTAGCTACACAGTTTGGTATCAGTGTAGAACAGGATGCAGTACAGTCTATGGCCACATTTCAAAGACGTGTAGCAGAGTTCACCACTGTAGCCACAGGTGAACTGCAACGTGTCATAGATTCTGTAGCTGGTGCAAATAGTCTGAATGCAGGTATAGAGTTTGTCACAAAATCTGTCGTGTACATGGGGTCACTGACACGTGACACACTGGCACTACTGGGTCAGGGATTTGAAAACCTATTTGTGATTGCACAGGCATCATACATGGCCATGACAGGTGATGTAGAACGTGCACACATTCTGATGAAAGAAAATGCTAGAGAAAACAATCAGGCAGTAGAAAACATGGCAGATGCATTTGGTCGTGCAAATGAACGTGTTGCAGAGTTTGAAAGACTATCATCAGCATCTACAGCACCTGCAAAGATGTCTGCCACAGCACAGGCCACCACACAGGCACAAACTGCCATGCAGGGTCTGTCACAGGCATCAAAAGAGGTCACAGAGAACATTGACCTGATAGCAGAGTTTTTGAATGATGCCATATTGAAAAATGTAGAACTAGAACAACAGGTCAGAGACAGACTGACACCAGAGTACACAAAACAGGTCAATGCCATCAAAGAACTGGGTGTAGAGATTGATGACCAGATAGCATCTACAGAGGCAGAGGTAGATGTACTGATAGATGCAGCACAGGCACGTGCACTGTCAGTCAAAGAACAGAATCAACTACTACTACTGGCAGATGAGTTAGATGGTCTAGAATCTACTGCAGCATTGAATAGAAAAGCAGAACTGAAAGAAATGCAGGCACTGATATCAGAGATGCATGCAGACCGTATTGCAAAAATAGAAAAAGAAAAAAAGGCACAGATAGATGCACAGATGAATGCCATCAAAGCAGTACAGGAAAACATCACGACTGTTGCAGATTTGGGTACATCTATTGTATCTACAGTCACTGCCATATCAGATGCCATCAGTGCAGTGAATGAACGTCAGATAGATGCACTACGTGACAAAACAGATGAAGAACTGAAAGCCATCGACAAGATGGTAAAAGAGGGTGTCATCACAGCAGAACAGGCAGCAAATAGACGTGCAGGCATCGAGGCAAACTACAGTGAACAGGTACAAGAATATAAATTAAAAGAGTTCAAAATCAATCAGGCAGCAGCAGTGTCAAATATTGCATTTGATACTGCACGTGCTATTGCACAGGCACTGGGACTGCCACCAGCAGTCAGGGGTGCAACTATTGCAGCAGTGACTGCTGCTGGTGCAGCACAGACTGCAGTAGTACTGGCACAGAAACCACCTAAATTCGATGTAGGTGGTATGGTAGGGTCTGCAAATGGTGCACCTGATACAGTACAGGCAAATCTATTGACAGGTGAGGCCGTACTAGATAGGGCTACAGTAGACAGACTGGGTGGTGCAGAGGGTATCAGACGACTGCAGGCAGGTATATCTGATATGAGTGCACCCATCATCATACAACCATTTAAACACATAGATAGATACAATCGTGCACTATCACGACAGACCCCACGTAGAGTAGGGTCAGGGGCATACTAGACATGGCAGACATCACACCATCACATCTACGTGGTTTCATAGCACCATTCAAATTCACCAGTGATAACTACTGGCCATCAGAATCAACACTGACCCAAAATGGTGAATATGCAGGCATACCAGAATCAGACAGTGACCCATCACTGCAACTGGTGACACGTGGTACACAGACACGTTCTGTAGAGGTCGTGACCAGACGTGCAGGCCATGTGACAGGTACTGCAGGGTATTCATGGAAATACGATGGTGATACAGAATATTATGGTGCAGAGCCTGCAAACAAAATCACAGATGTACGTATGCTGCAGGCACAGTGGGTCAACACATCATATGTACCTAGAAAGGCACTACGACTCAAAACAGGTACAGTTTTAGTGGCAAATGAATATACTACAGTTCTTAATAACTATGCACGTGTGGGTAGAATAGACATAGATGGTACATACACCAGTGTACAAATCGATTCACAGGATAACAGCAGTCTAGTAGGTAACAAACGATATCCTACTATATGTGAGATGGCAGATGGTTCTGTACTCTGTGCAGTGTGGGTCATTGACCCAGTCAAGTCTGTTGCAAATATTCACATACACAGGTCACTAGATGATGGTCAGACATTTGCACTGGTATCTAGTCGTGCACTACCAGAGGACATAGATGTAGATGGTACTATCGGTGCAGGTGCATCTGGTTTTGATTTGCAACCGTTGCAAATGGCTGCATCTACCCATCAGGTACTACTATTTGCAGGTCTGTATACACATGACACCACACCTACATTTGGTAGTAGAATCACACAATATGCATCGTCAGATGGTGGTATGACATTTGATTTTATTGACCAGTCAGGTGACCCAGATGGGGTACATTTTTATCTACCACAACTGGTAGAACACAATGGTGTATTTATTCTGGCCTACATATCTAGTACAGACACTATTGATTTTACACGTCTGACAAATGCATATGATTCAGTATTTGACATACTGGGTCTGATACCTGCAGATACTCTGTCAGGGTCATTTGCTGCAGGGTCTGGAAATAGATTGATAGGTGGTGACATCTGCATGTCAAAAGATACAGATGGTCGTCTGTATCTGTATGCAGCCCAGTATCATGCATCATCTGCAGGCAATACTATGTATGGTGCATACAGTGACCTGTCTGGTATCGGTATAGATGACTATGCATCAAAGTGGGAACTATGGGGTGATGAATTTGCATTTACAAATACACAGGTATTTAAATATGGTGGTGGTGGTGGTGGTGTCATCAATATACAGACCTGTGCAGGACAGGGTGAACAGTTAATATTTGCTAACTATAATAATCGAGGTACAAATAGTCAGGCAGATAGTCTGATGATGTTCAGTATGGGTATTTGGTCGACTCAACAGTATCCACGTATGCAGGCATACCCTATAGATGCCCAGTGGGGATATAACTATAGAGACTGGGTACCTGTAGACCTACCTGCACAAAATAGTGTATGGACACGTACAGTATCAGGTGCACCAGTAGAGTCACTAGATGGTGACCACATCACCCTAGTATGTGATGCCACAGAGTCAGTCAAATATTCACAGGCCATCACGACAAAAGATAACGGTGCACTGATTCATACAAAAATCAAAAACGTGGGTGGTGGGTCAGCCACACGTGGTACTGCATTTGGTGTACAGATTCAGTCACAGACGAGTACAGACACATACTACGTAGAAGTAGTAGTAGGGTCTAACAGAATCCATGTGTACGATGTGCATGCAGGATACACTACACCACTGGTGTCTGCTACTGGTCTATCTCTGCCAGATGGGGTGCAGATTCTGTTGTATCTAGATAACAAAACAGGTGACGTGTACATTAACTATGCACCAGCTGGGTCACCACTGCAGTACATAGAACTGACAGGTACACTGACACTAGATACAAATACCACACAGCAGGTGTACTGGGGTATCCCTACTGCCCACACTGCAAGGTCAGAGGCAGACTATGTATTTTTCTCATATGGTGTAGGTGATGGTAACGGTATAGGGTGGTCATCTGGTGACATAAATGCACGTCAGTATGCTGCACGTGGTTTCTACACCACAGTCAAGGATGGTCTAGAACTGTCTACCCTAGATGGTGCAGCACGTGAGGGTGATACATATACGATTGACCCCCAGTATGGGTCACCAGTGCAACGTATTCTACATTCAGTGTCACCATCACCACAGGTAGGGTGGAAATCAGACACAGTGGCAGACCCAGATACTACAGCAGTACCACTACAAAATTTTGCATTCATGATCAACACTGCACTACAGGGTACTGCAGTGACTCACATACAGTCAGAGGCCACAGGCATTCATCTGACAGGTATCAACTTTAGACAGTTCAGTGTAGAAATACACAATGGTACGACATGGTCAAAGGTGGCCAGTGTCAGAAATAGTGTCTATGGTGCATCTGGTTTTACATTCACACGTGTGGGTGCAGCTGTGACCAGTACAGATTCAACTGGTATCTATCTACATCTGAATGAATGTGCAGGGTGGTCTATCCTGATAGATGATGGTGCAGGTAACGTAGTACAGAGACGTATTGAATCATCTGGGTCAGGTGTACTGGCAAATACCACATCAAAACGTGCATATTTGACATTGTCAGGTGTCAAACAGACAGACCCCACATCAGGCACTGCATATCTGATACCATCTGCCTGCACTGTGATTCTGAATCAAAACGAGTATGCAGGTATCAGAATAGCGATTGATTCACAGAAAACTGCAGAGGGTCGATTTGAAATAGGTACTGCAGTCATGGGTAGTGTAGTCATCACATCACCCCAGTATGGTCGTGGTAGAACGATAGGATTTGAATCAAATATCATAGAATCAGAGATGCCATCTGGCACACTGTACACACAGAGACGTGGTCAGGGTGGTCGTGTTGTACGTGTTGCATGGACAGATGGGGTAGACACATCATCACTATTTGCAGACCCTGCAAGTCCAGACACATACAGTCTGTACAGTGGGTCACCTATTGCAGCACGTGGGGATGCACCCACGACGATGATGGGTCTGGTGCAGTATGTCGATGGGTCTGCAGATGCTGTGGTGTATCTGCCATCACTGGAAAAACTACCCAGTACACACATCACACTGAACAGATACCATGACCATGTACTGTGCACGATGGACAGAGACATGCAGATAGAACACGTCATAGGTGATGAGGGTCTAACAGACAACGGTGGTGAGGTGTTCAGAGTCTCCACAGTCACACTACGTGAGGTCAGATGAAACAAATCTACACCCAGTCAGACCTGATGGGGTCACGGCCTGTATTCTGTGTGGAATTTGAATTTGCAGGGAAAATGCACAGATACAGTACAGAGTACATCACCCTGACTGCACCTGATGGTAGTATGTATGAATACCTGCCCACCATACGTGAGTTTGACTACACAGAATCTGCACAGATATTGTCACAGGATATAGAGGACAACATAGTCATGATGGGTCTGGTGATGCAGGATTGCAATGTATTGCAGCTGTGGTCACAGGGTAAAACACTAGAGGGTACATCTGCACAGTTTTTCTATGTACTGGTCAAAGGTGAACAGGTGCAGCAGACGTACAGTCAGAGGGTCGTACTGTATCAGGGTCGTATTCAGGAACCACAGATAGGTGACCCAGATGACCTAGATGATTTTGTGGCATTCAGTATAGAATCACCCCCATATGAATCAGACAATCTGTTACTAGATTCTAACAAATATATAGATGACAGATACCCACACAGACACATAGACACAGCAGATGGCAAACCGTACCCAGTGATTCTAGGCAGTGCAGGGTATCAGGTCAGACAGACTGAGGGTACTATCAAAAACATATTTGCACTACCTGCATACTGTACCAGAGTCTATGACAGTGAACATGACTGCAGATTCATGGTGGCAGGTCATGTAGTAGAGTCTACGACTGCCACGATACAGGATGATAACTATAACAGTGTCACCAAAAACATACAGACAGATGATGATGGTAGAGGTAACATCTACAGCTATATTGTCATACAAACCAGTGATAACGTGGCCATGCCTAACTATGGTGGGTCTGGTGACAGTCGTCAGTGGTGGGTGTACATGAATAGTGGTGGCCTACTGAACCAGTATGGGTCTGGTGACCTGTCTAGGGGTGGTGATATCTGCAGATGGGCTCTGTCTAGGTCTGGCACAGAGTATGATGATGCTGCATGGGCAAATCTATCTGTGATTCTGAATCAGTATTCATTTGCAGGGTACATCACTGACCCTGAAATCACTGCATATGAATGGTTGATGGCAAATATCATACCCCATCTACCCATCAGTGTTCAGGTGGGTGCACAGGGTCTACGACCCATACTGAATCAGCTGTGGGCATTGACTCACGTGTCACCTGTCACCAGTATCAGTATAGGAGATGACAAAGAATGTATACAGACATCTGCCATATCAACACTACGAAATACAGCAGACCTACAAAACGAGGTCACAGTCAGATATGCAAAACGAGGTCACGACCAGTCACATGCAAATATCTGCAGAGTGACATCAGTCAAACGAGAATCATACGACGTGGTGTCAGACTATGCCATCAAAAGTGTGAACCTGTACGGACTACGACCAGTCACCATCGAGGCAGACTACATCTATGACAGAGATACTGCAGTTAAGGTGGCCACAGACAAAGTCAGGTCTAACAGTCGACCAGTGCACACTGTCGATGTCGATGCACCTGCAGAGTTTGGATGGTTGAGAATAGGTGACGTGATAGAAGCGACCATAGAACGATATTTTATCACTGACAGACGAATGATAGTATCATCTAAAGAGTGGACAGATAACAGATGGCGATTCACACTATTATTTGAGGCATGACGTGTACTGTCAGAGACAGTGACACAGTCTGTAGATGTGGTACAGTATTCATATGATGATATTTCTAGACAGACAGCATCTGGGCAAACCGAATAGATGGAATGACGAGGGTGCAAAGAATGACGAGATGACAGAAACCTATCTGACATCACAGTACATATTTCATGCAGAGAACCAGCTACGTCTGATGGGGTTTGATGTTTGTGTCCTCACAGATGGGTGGTACAGTGCCAGACACAGACGAGTGAACGACTACTGTGCAGATGTGAATGGTAGATGTGTGTACGTGGCCTGTCACATTAATGCAGGTGGTGGTGCATATGGTGCATCATTCTATGACCACAGGTCATCATCAGGTGCATCACTGGCACATGCAGTGAACCTGAGACTATCAAATGCCTGCCCAGAACTATCAGATGCAAAATCTATACCTGCCAAACCTGACGACTGGACACAGAATGCATACAACACCATCAAGGGTGTAGGCAAACCTGTATCATTGTGTTTTGAACCATTGTTCATAGACTGTGAGGCACACAGACCACTGATGACACCAGAGGGTATCAGACGTGTAGGTGTGGCACTGGCAGAGGGTATCAAGTATTATCTAGAGAACAACTAACAGAGGCACATCATGAAATTAGATTGGGAAAAAATCAAACTGGTTGCACAGATTCTGAAACAGCTGCACCCCATTGTGGTCGCGATTGTAGATGACATTGTAGAGGCACGTGACCCTGACAGTGATGGTGGTGAAAAGGTCACACGTGCAGAACGTCAGGACATCATCATAGACCACATTCTAGACCTACCTGAAAAACTCGAACCTATCTTAAAGGATTTGTAGAGGTAGGCCATGCCAGAACAGGACATCATACACCTGCTGATGAATGGTGGGTCAAACGTTGCATTTGCAGTATTTCTGTACTGGCAGTACATGGAACAGAGAAAACGTGCAGATGAACGTGAGGCAAAACAGGATGCACGTGAAAAGGAGCTACGTGACAGATATGACAAGGTCATTTCTGACATGCAGGCACGTGAGGATGCAATGCGAAATGAGATAGTTAAGGAAATAAACGACCTTGACAAACGTATGTCACTACTAGAACAGAAATTAGAACAAATCACAACTATTGTGAATGAAATCAAGGCCAGATTTCAAAGGGTGGTATGATGCCAGTAGTCAGGGTGCAAGGTGGATACAAGGCACATGCAGGTGCATCGAAAGTTCACAGACGTAGACGAGATGCACAGAGACAGCTGCAGGCCATCAAAATTCATCAGGCACGTCAGGCAGAGGGTCGTGCAAAATACACTTGAAAAACCTGTAACAGTCATATGCATCTGCCTCTGCAGTATGTGCATCATCATGTGACCAGTTAAAAAAATCACGTAGACCAGACATAGATGCACTACGTAGTGGTAGAAATGTGTAGACCAGTGTCTGTGTACACATGAATCTGTGTGTGATACGTGGTGTGCAGTGGTATTTTAACCAGTCTGATTCAAATATGGCATGATGTGCACAGATGATACCATCTGACAGTATCTCTGACACTTCATTGACGATGTCTGCCCATACAGGTGCATCTGCCCAGTCTGATTCATTGTACCCATTGATATTCAGTGCAGCTGGGTCTGCAGTCCAGATGTGGACAGGTTTGACCTTTGTACTGTAGATGGTCTGTATCGTTCTACCCCAGTCTGTAGATGTGATGATGCAGATGTCGATGATTTCACCCTGTGTAGGGTCTAGGTGTGTGGTTTCAAGGTCTACAAAGTGCAGAGTGTGTGGGTTTGTCATGTCCATATGTCACCTGTGGTATGTGGTCATACATAGTGTACAGTATTTTGCCCAGTCTGCCTGACATCTGTACAGAATACTGACCTACATATATTTTTTTTATATATTTTATTTGACATACGTGTTAACACATGTTAACATATGTATATGGACACAATGTTCATACAAAAAAAACAACCAAACGAGGCAAATCATGAAAATCTTAAACGTTAAAAATGGTAACAGAACATTAAAGAATCACGCATATGTAGATGGTCGTAGTCTATGTGGTCGTGTACATATCAGTGACAAACACACTATAACAGGTGAGGCAGAGACTGTAGAATGCAAATACTGTGCAGAACAATATGCAGAGTACAAAAAACTAGTCGAATATAATACAGCCATGCTGCAGGTACAGAACATCGTCAAATCTACAGAACCTACAGATGTAAATGTAGTATTAAAAAACAGATGGCAGACGTCAGGACAAAAATATGTACGATTTGAATATAAAAATGTAGTTATTTGTATCTCTGCAAATTTTGTAGGTAATACCTATTATTTAGAAAATGATAGAGTAGAATGTTTTGTATTTGTAGATGATGCACAAATCAGTATAGGCAGACATTTTTTCATCACAAATCTAGACGGTCATGATTATAAACGTACATGTGAATATGCTATTTCACTGATGCACTACATGATAAGAACGTACACAGACTACACAGAGACTGTAGAGGCAGAGACTGTAGAGGCAGAGACTGTAGAGGCAGAGACTGTAGAGACAGAGACTGTAGAGACAGAGACTGTAGAGGCAGAGACTGTAGAGACAGAGACTGTAGAGACAGAGACTGTAGAACTATCAACAGAGGCAGAACACACAGACAGGTGGGTCATCTGGCCTACCTGTCATCATCAATCGAGGTACAACATGACAAAACAACAATCACAGCAGCTGGGTCAGACTATCGGTCTAGTCTCAATCGGTGCAGGCATCTGTCTGTTCTGGTGGCCATTTATGCATCTACTGGTATTCATAGCACAGGTACTGAATGGGGGTGCAGTATGAATCAGATAGGTCACATGGGTCACAGAATACAGGTCTATCTAGATGAGCTGGGATGGTCACAGGTGGATTTGCACAGAATCACCTGTATCAATCTACCCACCATTCAGAGTATCATGGCAGGTGACATCAAACCTACATTTGAACAGGTCATGATAATCATCAACAAAATCAACCTACACTACCCACCAGAACGACACTGGGGTATCTACCATCACATCACATCACCATTCAATCAATCAACAGAGGCATAAAACAATGAGACAGATAACAGAATCAAAATCTACCAGAGACTACATCAGAAACTGGGGCAGAACAGCAGCACGACAGATGACAGAACAGGGTCTAGATGTACACACAGACACAGGTGTCAAATGTGGCACCATCCACATCTACCACAATGAACATGACAACGATTTTGAATGGAGGGCAGAGGTCAAATGGGATGCAGACCAGACCATACAAAAAATCTGCAGCTGTGAATCAGATGCACGTACATGGGTACAGGAAACCTACTACTACATGCACAGGTCACACACACTAGGCCAGTATCTACAGATGCAGATGAAACCTACAAACCTAGGTGTGACACGTTCAGAGATGTGTGATGCACTACAGGTGTCACGTGTCACACTGTATCACTGGTTGTCAGATGCTAGGGTACCAAACTATCAGAATATGCAACAGGTAGCAGTGTATCTGGCAGGTCTACAGGGTATCACCATACAACAGATGGCAGGTCTACTGGGTCTACTGCAGTATCCGACCAGATGACATAACATCACATAACATGACATATAAAAGGCACCAGTTTTCTCTGACAGGTGCCTTTTTTCATCTTTTTTTAAAATAAATGATACACAACACGTTAACATGTGTTAACATATGTATATGGACACGATGTTCATACAAACAAAAAACAACCAAACGAGGCAAATCATGACAGCAAAACAAATCACACTTAGCAAGTCAGAAAAATATAATGTATACCGTGCAGAATGTGACATTCTACTAAATGGTCGTAGTATAGGTACTATAGAAATCAGATATGGATATACAAAACAAAATAGACTAAGAATAAATGAATACTGTGTATCAGTTCATAAAACACATATATGGGAATGTTTAACAGATTCACGTACTATATCGTGTACTAACTTAGATACTGTAAAGCAAAGTTTCAAGGTAGATGGTACATGGGAAACAAAAGGTAGTTTATGTGCTGCAAAAAGTAGTTTATGTCCTCCACAAATACGTGTATTTGGTATTCCTGTAGGGGTTCAAACATTCACAAATGAATACACATCAGCAAAAGCAGCAAAATCTGCAGCACTTGCATATATCACAGATGTAGTCAGATACGGTATTTTTCAATAAGAACACACAGACAGGTGGGTCATCGGCCTACCTGTCATCATCTAGAGACACTGGTCATCTGACTGGTGTCTTTTTTTGTGTCTGCAGTTTATTCTACTATCCACACATCAACTGATACACAACATCTGCAGGTCAAATCAAACCAGAGTTATCCACATAGTTATCCACAGGTGTTGATAAGTTATCCACATAGTTATCCACAGGTGTTGATAAGTTATCCACAGGTCAAACTATATCCAATCATCCCAGTCATCATCATCTGCAGCAGGTTCAGATGTACCCACCAGTTCTAGATGTGTGAGTGTATTCAGTGCACAGTGTATCACCATCAGTGTTTTATCATGTTCATGGTGGTCACTGAATGATACACCATCAGGTTCAAATGTGACCTGCATGACATCGTTCTCATCATCATCAATCACATACCCTACACCTGCATCATGTTCATATCTCAGGTCTAGTGACTGCACAGACTGTGCAAATAGTGCAGCAGCTGCCAGTGGGTCTATGATGGTGTCTGTGGTGATGCCTCTGAGTAACATACCCACCAGTTCTACTATAGATTTTTCCATATCTCAAATCTACCACATTTTGTGACATCTGGCATATGGTCACACGGCCTGTCACAGGTGTCACACATCAGGTGGCCAGTAGAACATACCCTATATACTCTGCCAAATATACGTATTTCTGTCTATTTGGCACTGTTTTACAAATAATGTTTTTTATAGAATAATGGTGTGACAGTATGACGTGTATGCTATTCTACCCACCACTACAGGTATTGTAGAGTGTCACACATGGTGTCACACATACCCATCAGGTGTGTCTATCCGTGACAGCAGTGTCACACATCAAAAAAACATGTGTGACAGTTATTTTCATAATGACAAATACTCAGAATCGTATATATTGAAAAGGCCTGCACACCATATGATGTACAGGCCACAAACAAATCAACCGAGTCAAAACAGGACAAATCCCCATGACTGAATACATTATATCACAAAACTATCTAACTGACACACACTATTCACCAGATGAATGGTCGATTTTTTGCACACATCACCCTGCCCCTACAGGTGGTCAGTGGTACAAAACAACACAGCTGCAGTATGCAGAGGCACGACCAGTAAAACTGTCGTCAATCGTCTCATCTATGTTGAGAGTAGATGACCTGTCAGAGACAGTGAAAAAAGGCAAAACGACAGAACACGGTAAAATGTCAGTAGGCATATTTGCACCAGTGACGTGGTCAGAGATGACAGGTGCACGTGCAAAATCACGTGTAGAACTGGTACACAGTATGGTATTTGACTTTGATGGTCTGACAGATGAACAGATGACTGCCACACTAGCTGCATTTGATGGTATCTGCCATGTGGCCTACAGTTCATTCAGTCACAAATCACCTGCAAAGGGTGGTCTGTGTGCATTCAGGGTCATTGTACCATTTGATGAACCAGTACAGGCCTGTGACTACATCACAGATGACAGACGTGGTGTATGGTATGCCATAGAACAGATGATGCCACATCTAGACGAGTCCACAAAAGACCCATCACGTCTGTGGTTCAAACCATCATACAGAGCAGACAGAGATGGTACACAGTTCACATCATCTGCCAGTGGTCGAATATTCAAAACATCTGCACTGATAGATGCAGGGTATGCCATCAATACAGCAGCACCTGCCAGTACACCTGCCAGTACACCTGCCAGTACAGAACCAGCACAGAACAACACAGAGACAGCATCTACAGATGCACCAGAACGATACAGACTAGAGGTAGTCACAGGTGACCATCTGATAACAGATGCCACAGGCACACCACGACCATTCATCTGGTACATAGAGAACTGGGATACACTACAAAAAAATGCCAGTGGAAATGTACAATGTATTGCAGCTGGGGGTCAGTCAGTGGGTGGTGCATTCATCAGT